CATCCTCCGCGCCTATCTCGCATCACAAGGTCAGCCTCTGGGGGAATAATAAGCCTTGCGAGGTTCACAAACGAGCATCGCGAGGCTGTTGAATATGACCTTCTGACTCGGACGGGGTACGAGCTGCAGGATGTCGGAGCGCGTCTCTCGTGGGGCGCGTTTCGGTCTTTTCTGATGCAAGTAGGCCCGGACTCGGCAACGGCTCGAAGTCTTAATCCGGAGATCGCCCACTGGGCGACGAGGACAAAGACAAACGAACTGCTCGCCGACATCTTCGATATGCTGGCAATGATCAACGCGAACATTGTCGCAATCGGGCAGAGGAAGCGGGCAAAGACTCCGAAGCCTTATCCTCGGCCGGGAGATCAACCGTCCGGTCAGAAGCATTTCGGTAAAGATGCTATGCCTGCGGACGAGCTGCAGGCGTGGTTTGAACGAAAGAGGCGAGAAAGAAATGGCTGAAGTAGCGAGAGCATGGGTTACGATCATCCCGTCGATGGAGGGTGCCCAGGAGACAATTGAGAAAGAGCTGACCGGAGCGGGTGCAAAAGCTGGAAAGAGCGCGGGAAAGAGCGCCAGCTCGGGCTTCGGCTCTGCGCTCGGTAAAGGTCTGAAAGCAACAGGCGTGGCGATGACCGCGCTTGCGACGGGTGCTGTTGCTGCGGGAACAGGGATTTACAATCTCGCCTCCGGAGTAGCAGAAGCCGGCGATAATATCGACAAGATGAGCCAGAAGCTCGGGATCTCCGCACAGGCTTATCAGGAATGGGGATATGTCTTCGAGCGGTCCGGCACTTCGGTCGATAACCTGAAGGTCGGCATGAAGACCCTCGGCGCTGTCATCACAGACGCGGCGAACGGGTCCGAAGGAGCTGCGGCAAAGCTCGAAGCTGTCGGTCTGTCCATCGAGGATCTGAGCGCCATGTCTCAGGAGGAACAGCTGACTGCGGTCATCACTGCTCTGCAGGGCATGGAAGAAGGAGCCGAACGGACAACGGCGGCGACAGATCTGCTCGGTAAGGCCGGGCTGGATATGGCTGCAGTGCTGAACATGACGGCCGAAGAGACGCAGGGGCTGATTGACGAGGCTCATGAATACGGCATGATCATGTCCGATGATGCTGTGGCGGCCTCGGCAGCGTTTGACGATAGCCTCACGAAGCTCTCCGGCACGGTCAGCGGGTTCAAGACCTCGATAGCGTCGGAGCTGCTCCCCGGTTTAACACAGATAACAGACGGACTGGCCGACCTTATAGCAGGAAACGAAGGAGCGAGCGATTCAATCAAAGCGGGCGCTGAGTCTGTCATCGGCTCGATCACGGACATGGTCCCGCAGATAGTCACGATGATAACCGCCCTGGCATCCGCATTTATGGAGAGCGCACCGGCAATCCTCGAGGCACTGGTGCAGGGTCTTATCTCTGCTCTGCCGACCTTGGTGCCGGCGGCCGTGGATATGATGCTCGCCTTGACCACCACGCTGCTGTCGATGCTGCCGCAGCTTATCGAGGCGGGTATGCAAATCATCCTGGCGCTTATCGAAGGCCTTGTCGAGGCGCTGCCGGAACTGATCCCGCAGGTCGTCGAGATCCTGATGACGGTGGTCCAGACGCTTGTGGAGAACGCTTCGCTGCTGATTCCCGCTGCGATTGATTTGATACTGGCTTTGGCCGAGGGGCTCATCAATGCGCTCCCGGTGCTCATCCAGCAGCTACCGACGATAATCAGTGCGATAGTGGAGGGAATTGTGAGCAACCTTCCGCTGTTGATACAAGCGGGCATCCAGCTCATCATCATGCTCGCGCAAGGCCTTATTCAGGCAATCCCGCAGTTGATCGCAGCCGTTCCGCAGATTATTTCGGCGCTGTTGTCGGGGCTGAAGAGCGGCCTGTCCGGGTTCCTCGATATCGGCTCTAACATCGTGAAGGGCATCTGGAGCGGCATCAGCAACGGGTTCGGCTGGATAAAGGGCAAGCTCACCGAGTGGGTTGGAAATGTCAAGGACTTCATCAAGAAGCTCTTCGGCATCGCTTCGCCGTCGAAGGTCATGGCTGAAATGGGCAAATACCTCGACATGGGCCTTGCCAAAGGTATGACGGACAACCTCAAGCTGGTCGAAAAGGCATCATCCGGCTTGAAGGGCGCTGTCTCCGGGAAGCTCGACGGCATGACGATCGGGGCAAACGCTTCGGTCTCGGCGACGCTACTGGATGACTCTCCCGTAACAGGTCAGAACGTAACGCTTTATATAGACGGTATCAAGTACAACACGGACGAGTACATAGACGACAGCATCACGGGATTTGTCGAGACAATGGTCCGTAAACAGAAGATGTATGCGGGGGCTTGAGTATGGCAATATCAGCTAAGAATTATATAATCCGCTCCGCATTAGATGAGGACATCGTCCTGCTGACAGCAGGCGGTTCAAAAAGCAAAGGCGCGAGGATAACCGCCGGAGCGCTGACAGAAACAGATAACCGCTGTTACTGGAAGGTCACGGTGGTTTCCTCGACATACAACAGGATCCAGAACATCCAAGCCGGCGACAAGACGGGCAACATCATGGCAGCGTCGGTCGGTGCGGGAAAGGCCGTCACGCAGAACGCTTACAAGATAACCACCGGCGCGTGGAAGGCGGAGCTGTCCGGGAACCAGATGACGGTGAACGGTCAGAGCGTTAACACCTATTTTCTGAAGTGCTATGCAAACGACAACCTTTATCTGACTGTGCCCGACAACGGCGGCAACCTTTATCTTGCTGCGGCTTTCGATGACGACACGTCGAATCAGGAGTTCTACTTCGAGGAAACGACCTACTACAACGGCAAGCTGGCGACACCGAAGACGCTCCGGACAAACTCAAACACCACCTATGTGCTCCACTCCGGCACGACTACCTTTTATCCGCAGTGGACGAGCGCAAGCTCCAATCCTGTTTACGAGCTGCGTTACCGTTCAAGGCGCTACGACATGGAAGGGAACCTTGCCGAGGATTGGTCGGACTGGACCGGTTGGAGCAAGGTAATCGCATCCGCTCAGCTCAACAACAAGAAGAAATTCACCGGGACGATGCGGAGCCAGACGGCGGTCTCAACTCCTGCAGATGTTGACAACACGAACTATTCGAGAGCCGAGATCCAGGTGCAGACAAGGCTGACATCTGCAAAGAATTCAGCCGGCTACAACCACACCTCCGTCACGCACGGTGCGGCGGTCTCGCAGGTCATCAATCAGTGGTGCATCCCGAGCTTCTCGATAACGGCTGCAGTCTACTCTCCGGACGGCTTGGCACTTACCTATGCCACAGACTACACGATTGCCGGCTCGTCGGTTCTGATCTCGAAGATCCTCGACACCACGACAGGAGTGACCCTCCTCGAGAACTACGAGTTCACGGGGCAGGACTACACCGGAGATCTGTATCTCAACTGTGACGAACTTTACGGAACGCCGGCCGCGAACGATACCATCAAGGTCACGGCCACGATCACCGAGGAGAACGGCATAGCCAAGCGCACGGTGACGCAGACGCTGACGGTGGCCTACGATGCGAACTGGGGAATGTCGCTTGTCCCGACATACACACTCACGAGCAGGCTGACAGTCGAGGCCGCTGTTGCGTCGCAGCCGACGATTCAGCTGTATCTCGAGCGGCCGCTTCTTGACGGTGGCACACGGTGGGTTGCGTGCGATAAGTTCTTCGACGATGGCACCACGGCCAAGTTTGAGATCGTCCCGGCCTATGGAGCGGCACCAAACCTCATGTGGGTGGCTGTCGCTGCCAATGCGACATGGACAAGCGAGATAATCGCACCATCCGCAGCAAAGGTCGACAGCGACTGTCTGAGCTGGTACTGGATAAACGAACAGGGCGAGCGGAGAGCTGCGATTCTGAAGTACACCGCAGCGACGCTCTTCCAACCGGAGGACGATATCACTCCGCCGGCGAACAAGTTCATAACGACTGGCCGCGAATATCCTGTGTTCCGCTATTCCAAGAGCGTGGAGCGCTCGCTTGATATCAAGGGTGTCATCGTCAACGGAGAGAGCGACTCCTACTGTACACTGGCGGACTTCGAGAGCATGGCGACCGCGAACCACTGCATCTACCGTCAGCCGGACGGCAAATGGTACCAGGTGGCCATCACGGGGCTGTCCTTCGAGCGCAACATGGGATACACCGAAGTGAGTATCAAGCAGGAGGCTGAGACCCGATGATTGACTGGAGAGATCCTGCGAGGCGGGACGAGATCCGCTTCCAGATGGTAGATCCGAACGACCTTGACACGGTTTACGGAGATCTCACAGATGTCCAGCTCGGCAGCTCCACGATCACATACGGGTATTATACTGACACGAGATATGCCTCGGGCATCAGCTTCCTCAAGGGCAACAACTACATTGACAACGCATGGATACGCATCATCCACGATGTGCCGGCCGAGGATTACTCCAACGAGCTGGGGACCTTTATCCCTACTTCTCCGAGCGAGAAGCGGAAGGGCGCTGTTGTTGTCACGCTTGACCTTCAATCACCGCTCTGGGGGCTGAAGGACGATATGCTGACATCAAAATTCAGCATCGGGAAGAAAACGAGCCTTCTGAGCGCTATGCAGCGCATCATGGAAAGCTCTAATCGTCCGTATCTGCTGAACAATCCGAACAATGCGACTGCTGCGAACGCAATCGTCTACGATGTCGGGGAGACAAAGCTGAAGATCCTGCACGACCTTTGCAACCAAAGCGGGAACCGCATCGACATTGACGGGCACGGGCGCTTGATCATCGAGCCGGCACCGAACCATGCAAACATGACTCCGCGGTGGACGCTCGACTATGATGACCCTCGCAGCATGATCGTTGAGGGCACGCTGAAGATGGAAAGCGAGATTGTGGACCTTCCGAGCAGGGCCATCGTGGTCAACGGCAACAGCATCGGCTATGCGGATCTTGCGGACGGCATCGAGTATTCCGCTCATCAGCGCGGATATATCAAGGCTGAAAAATACGAAGACAAGACCGCCGACACCGCTGCCAAGGCCAGAGCATCGGCTCAAAGGTATCTGAACGCGGCGACGAAGGCGGTCGTGTGGAGCATGGATGCGCTGTACTTTCCCTGCGAGTGCGGCGAGAATGTAAACTTTATCCTGGACGGCGAGAAACATGTCTGCATGATCCAGAGTATTGACCCGCTGAATCTCAAGACGATGACGATGGGGCTGACATTGAGGGAGGTCTTCTATGAATAATCTTGATATGGCCTCCGCCATGATGGGCACCACTCCGAGCAATCCAGGGCAGACAACAACCGTCTACGGCGTT